AAAGCTGGAGATATCTGCTGGAATTCACATCCTACTGTAGGAAAGTTTATAGGTTGGGTTTGCGTGAGTGCCGGAAGTCCAGGCAATTGGTTTGCTTTTGGTGAAATAAAAGACAGGCAATAAGAATGGGCATGTCTGCCCTTGTTCTCGGAAACGGTGAAAGCCGTTCTTCTCTAAATTTTAATTCATTTACTTACGATATTTTAATAGGCTGTAATGCTGTTTACAGAGATATCTCTGTTGACTATCTTGTCTGTGCAGACAAGAGAACTGTAAAAGAAGCCTGCGAAAATTCTATAAAAAATATCTACACAAGAAAAGAATGGGCAGAACAATTCAAAGTCAACACAGTTCCTGAATTACCTTATCAAGGATCAGACAGAGCAGACAATCCTAAACATTGGGGCAGTGGTCCGTATGCTGTATTACTTGCCGCACAAATGGCAGATAATATTAAATTGTTAGGATTTGATCTATACGGTATTACAACATATCGAAATAAAAATAGTCTAACAGTAAGAGAGTTACCTATACCACAGGTCAACAATATCTATAAAGATACAAAAAACTATGCAACCAGTGATTCACATGCTGTTGATTTTTCATATTGGGTTTATCAACTAGGGAAAATTTTTGAACTCTTTCCGAATATAGAATTTACCATACTCAATAAGTTGGGATGGAAAATGCCAGAGGCATGGCTCTATCAAAATGTAAAATTTGAAGCAATACCGGTTGACTTATAAATACTATCCTATATAATACATATATGCGGTCTAGGCGTCATCCCGCAATATAAACTCTGCCGCCATTGCTAATCTTAAGGAGATAACAATGGCAAAATTCTATTCAACAAAAACATACGGCAACGACCGCGGCTTATCATGCTGTTTTAGACAATGGCGTGCCACGCACAGTCATTGTTCAACACTACACGGTTACTCAATCGGTATCAAACTAATCTTTGAATGTGATACACTAGATGACAAAAATTGGTGCATGGACTTCGGAGGTCTTAAAGAATTCAAAGCATGGGCCGATGACATGTTTGATCATACTCTAGTTATTGCCCAAGACGACCCACATTTAGAAACATTCCAGAAACTAAATGAGATAGGTGGAGGGTTTGAGGATAGTGGCTTATGCGACTTACGTATTGTACCAGGTGTCGGTTGTGAAATGTTTGCTAAACTATGCTATGATAAAATGGCTGAACTATTAGCATCAGGGGATATGCGCTATCCTATTAACCCAACAGTAAGAGTTAAATCAGTTGAAGTTTTTGAACACGGTGCTAACTCAGCGACTTATGAAGGTGATGCGTAATATATGGCGAGTATGGGCCAAGGCCCTAGGCGAAAAAGCAGGTGCTACTAGGCAAGAAGCCGACAAGATAGCACTTGTTCGTACTGCTATTATTATAACCTATATTATTACAAATATGTTTATTATTGCTGGAGTTATTAGACATTGGTAACAGTTCTTTGTGTTCGCTTCGGCAACAAATACGGAAAAGATTATGTTGAGAAACTGAGAAATATGGTTTCTCGGCATATGACATTGCCTTACGAATTTGTATGTCTTACAGACGATCCGGCACCAATTGACGGCGTTAGACTTATTGTACAACCTAATGCCGGATATCCAAAAGGGTGGTGGCATAAGGTTCATATGTTTGATCCCAATCTTCCATTAACTGGTAGAATTCTATATCTTGATCTAGATGTTATTATCTGTAATACCATAGACAAACTAGTGCAAGATCGTAAAACTTTTGATTTCTATGGCATTAGAGATTTCAACAGAAAGTTTCATGCCAATTGGAATATGCTCAACAGTTCCGTATTAAGTTGGGAAAAAGGATTTCATCCTGATATATGGACTGTGTTTCAAACTGATCCACGTAAAGCACAGAAACTACATGGGGATCAAGATTGGATATGGAACGTGGCTAGAACCAGAATAAAGTTTTGGCCTGACGAATATATCATGAGTTACAAATGGGAACTACGTGATAGAAACGAAATCGATCGAGGCAACGGCAAAGTTCGATTTAAAACCGTTCGCAATCCTGTAATTCCAAAAGAATGCTGTATCGCTGTATTTCACGGTGATCCAAATCCGCATGATGTACAAGATCAATTTGTCATTGACAACTGGCGCTAACTGTGTTATACTTACTGTATGACTACTAAACGTATAGGCTTTGCCTGCAAATGGATCGACGGTCCTTCACAGATCGACGGCATCAAACAAAAAGACAACTGTAAACAGTACAATACTGGCAGTACCACTGTTGCTTGGTTAAATAGACAAACAACAGAAGTGGCAGAACAAAGACTGTGGGACCTAATGGTAGGTAACATAGAATCTGCCCGCAAACTTGTTGAAAAGGTAGGTACATTAAATGAAGATCTTAGAATGGTACGACTCAGTAGCGATATCCTTCCTGTCTACACTGAGCCTACTTGGAGCCGGTTTTGGCGGATACCCGATGTACGGGCCTATTGCGAAAGAGAATTTCTCACCGTTGGCGATCTGGCTCGCAAGAATAATGTTAGGCTTAGCTTTCATCCTGGGCAGTTTTGCGTTTTGGCGTCTGAGTCAGACGATATCGTTAACCGCTCAATAGAGGAATTCGAGTATCATGTGGACATGGCTCGCTGGATGGGATTTGGCAAAACGTTTCAAGACTTTAAAATCAATGTTCATATCGCAGGCCGAAGAGGCCCAATGGGAATACGTTCTGCGCTGGCTAGGATGACTCCCGAGGCCCGAAATACTCTTACAATCGAAAACGATGAAATGACTTGGGGTATTGAAGACAGCATTGAGTTAGTTAATGATTGCGCACTTGTTCTCGACATACATCACCACTGGGTTAAGACTGGAGAATACATCGATGCAAATGACGACCGTGTTAAAAGGATTATTGATAGTTGGCGTGGTGTGCGCCCTGTGCTTCATTACAGTGTTAGCCGTGAAGATGTACTTGTCAATCATGACCCTGCCAATCGCCCAGAGCTGGAGCTTCTGTTAGAATCCGGTCACAAAAAAGCAAAGCTCAGGGCTCATTCAAACTTCTACTGGAATACAGCAGTGAACGAATGGGCACTGAGCTTTAGAAACTCGCACGATATTATGTGCGAAAGCAAGGCTAAGAACTTAGCCAGCTTTGCTCTTCACGAGCAAGCATTAAGCCTTGGGTTGTGATTTTGGTTTACGTGGGGCTTTTTTTGGCGCAGCTGGTTTTTTAGGAACAGCTTTTTTTGGTGCTGTCTTCTTTGCAGGTGCTTTTGGAGCAATGCTTTTAACAACTGCTTCGGAGGCTGCTTGCGCCGCTGGAGTAGGTGCTGCTTCTACTATCGGTGCTTCTACCTTGTACGGCACTTCTGCTACGACTTCCGCTGGCTTAGAGCCAAATAGTTTTTTAATAAATCCGATCATATCGAAATCTCCTTATGAGTTTTATTTACACTAAATACTACTATGGCACTACATTTTATTAAATCTTTAACTGAATCTGCAGATAAACGTGAAATTAGGCAGGATAAACTTACATTTGGAAAAGATGAGCTAGATCCGGTAATGAGTGAAGCAACTGTAAAATATCATTTTGACGGTCTTGCTTCTAAGTATTTTGAAAGATATAACACAGGCGAAGGCGATGCCGATTTTAATTATGGCGGCGCAATGTTACACAATATATTCTTTGCCAATTTAATCCCACCACAAGCAGCTAATAAACCCGAGGGGCTCAGTAAATCTGTAATAGATTTAGCTCACGGATCCTTTGACAAATTTAAAGAAGCATTTGAAAAAGAGTTTATGGCAGCACAGGGTTCAAATTGGATCTATATGGATTATGACGGCAAACTCCACACAATCCATAATCATGAATACCGTAAAGGTATGAAAATTGCCCTATTGGTAGACGCTTGGGAACATGCTTGGTCTCTCGATTATCAACAGGACAAAGCCAAATACCTAAACAATATTTGGCGTATCATCAACTGGCGAACAGTTGATATTAGACTACAAGGAGCGTAATATATGTTAGACACACTATTTTGGGTAGCGGTAGGAGCATTTGTAGGATGGAATTTTCCACAGCCTTTCTGGGCTAAGATTATTCAGGAAAAGATTCAAACTATGATTGCAAAGAAGTAATATGGCATATTCAGACAAAGTAATCGATCATTACGAGAATCCTCGCAACGTTGGTAGCTTTGACAAGAACGATGCAGATGTTGGCACAGGCATGGTGGGAGCACCTGCCTGTGGTGATGTAATGAAACTACAAATCAAAGTTGACGACACAGGTATTATTACAGATGCGAAGTTTAAAACTTATGGGTGTGGCAGTGCTATTGCTAGTTCTAGTCTTGTCACCGAGTGGCTCAAGGGCAAGAACTTGGACGAGGCACAGGCCATTAAGAACTCAGATATCGCTAGTGAATTGGCGTTACCGCCCGTTAAAATTCACTGCTCAATACTTGCAGAAGATGCTATCAAGGCAGCTGTAAAGGATTATAGAGCAAAGCATAATGATCACGTTAACTGAAAAAGCAGCAAACAAAGTTAAAGCTCAGTTAGAAAATCGTGGGACTGGGTTAGGTATCCGTGCTGGTGTTAGAACTACAGGATGTAGCGGATTGGCATACACTATAGAATTTGTAGACATTCCAAATAATGAAGATCTAAGTTTTGTCAGTCACGGTATTCACGTGTTTGTTGATCCGAAAAGTCTGGTATATTTAGAAGGTGTAGAAATGGATTGGGTTCGCAACGGACTCAATGAAGGGTTTGATTTTAAAAACCCCAATGAACGTGATCGCTGCGGATGCGGTGAATCCTTTAGAGTTTAAAACTTACCAACTGGCAATTCTGTACTAGCCGGTAAATCCCAAATTTTCTTCTGTTCAATGCCCTTGCGTTGAGCAAATCTTTTAGAGTCGCAATCTGAACAACAATGAAAGTAATTGTTGCTCAATCTCTTTCTTTCCATCTTTCTAACATCTCGTTGGAATTCACTTCCGCAATTGTCACAACGAAACAAAGCCACGGTTTTAGTTCGTTTGTAGCTGTGGCTATGCCCTAGTTTGCTAACTCTCACATACTCAGTATGTTGTCTTTTCGTTTTTAAAAACATCAAGTATTTACATTAGGCTTTTAAAACATTGGGCTAAATATTAGAGAAAGCATTAATCTTAGGATAAGCCATGGCAAGAAAAATTATAGATACAGGTGTTGTTGGCAATGATGGCACCGGTGATAGTATACGCGACTCGTTCCGAAAAGTAAATGACAACTTCCGTGAACTATACAGTTCATTGGGTTTAGGTGATAAACTTACCTTTATCGGATTAGACGACATCAAGGAAAATGCAGACCCTGATAGCAAAATTACATCTTATGTAGGACTAAATGATCCTGTTACCGGGGCTACACCCGTTGTTACAGTTAATAACGATGAATCAGGTCTAACATTCAAAACCATCACTGCTGGTTCCGGTATCTCTCTAGACTATACTACTAATCCGCGTGAAATCTCAATTAACTCCGAATTTGCTGCCATATCAGCTGATCCAGATCCATCATTAGGCGGGGATCTAAAAGTCAGCCCTGGAATTACAACCAACAGAATTCGATTGATGGTTGACCCAGAAGGTCTAACTACAATCCCCGGCCAGCCTATTCTTCCAGTTAGCCAAGATGAAGCTGTTAACAAAAGATACGCTGATACTAAAATATCTCGAGCAGGTGTTGATTCTATAGATCCTCAAACCGGACTAGTGAATGCTGCTATGGGCCGCATGAGCGGACCTTTGATTTTATCTAGAGATCCAGAACCAGACGACGACTTGATCTATAATGGTTTAGTTGCAGCCACAAAGAGATATGTTGATAATTCAGCGTTTGGATCTGTAGCCAACTTATACGTTGCTACATCTGGACAAGATGATCGTGTTGGGGTTTCAAAAGAACTGCAAGGACGAGCATTAGCCTATGCTTATAGAACTATCGAAGCTGCCTGTAAACGTGCAGAAGAATTAGTATTAGAAGCTCGAGAAGAGATAGGACCTTATAGAAAGGTACTGACTTATAATAATGGTGAATATGAGTGCTATCTAACTGCAATCGAAACTTCACCCACATCAGGTGTTGGTTTCGCAGCCGAAGCTATCATGAGTGTAGATACTATCAATCTTGTTGCAGGTGGTAGTAACTATAATGAAGGAGATCGATTAACTCTAGTAGGTGGCGATCTAGGAGTTGGTGGGCAGGCGGCAATTATCGAAGTATTAACTACAGTAACAACTCCGGGTGCTATTTTAACCTATAGAGTTGTTACCACAGGATCATATGTAGATGTTCCAGGGGCAACTAACATTGCAACAACTTCAGATAGTGCGTTTGGTGTTGGGGCAACTTTTGATGTCACATATAAAGTAAACAATGTCACTATTACAAACCAAGGTTCTGGATACAGCTTAGTGTCAGTTAGAATTACCGGTGGCGGTGGCGCAGGAGCTTTTGGTACAGCCGATGTAGTTAGCGGACAAATTGTTAGCATCACTATTACAGATCAAGGATCTGGATTTACATCATTGCCAACCGTAGTTGCCGACTTACCTAGATTTAAAATATTCACTAACGGACTTCGCTCTGATTATACCGGAGATGTTTTAAACAATACTCCTGCAGCTATTCGAACAAGAGATGTTCGAGAAGGTCTATTCCTTAGAGGAGTCGATTCGGGAGCACTTGCTCAAATCCTAGCACACGACGGATCACTCGACGGAGACGACGAAGTATTTGATGTTGATATCAAATATGGTACTTTCCAGATAGGCGAAACTATCGCCTATGGTGATGTTTCTAAAAGTATTCAAATTACAATTTTAGTCGAAAGCGGTATCTATGAAGAAAACTTACCGATTAAAGTTCCTCAAAACTGTTCTATTGTCGGGGATGAATTTAGACGCTGTATTGTAAGACCGAAGCCAGGAACTAGTTCTAGTCCATGGGCATTTAAAAAATTCCGTAGAGACTTAATTAACGACGGTCTTGTTACTGCCGAGAATGATGTATTTGGCCATCATTATCTACAAGATTCATCAGTGCCAGTTTATCCAAAAATTGCTAATAAAGGATTTTATAGAGCTGCTGCAAAATTATTAGAACTCAACAGAACATTTATTCAAGAAGAAGTAGTAGCGTGGATTGCCAATCAATCTGAAACCAGTGCTGCTCCATTCTCTCCCTCGTTCGAATACAACGAGAATCTCTGCAAGAGAGACGTTGGATTGATCATCGACTCAATGATATTCGACTTGAAATGGGGCGGATATGATAGAACTATTTCTGCTGCTTTAAAATATTTCCAAAGTGCCAGCAGTTTAATTGCTATTACTACACAGAAAGATCAAACTCTAGCAGCCATTGATTATATTAACGTATTAGCTCAGCAAGTTATTGACAACGCAGAAATTACCACAATATATCAAGATCTGTTCATACAAGTTATCGACAATGCATTTATTGCAGAATCTGGTACTGATCAAGTTATTAACGATCTTTTCATAACTTTAAAAGATGTTATTGACGAATCAGGTAGTGTTAACTATCCTAAAGAAAATGATCAGATGGATATGTTCCTTGCTAATGATGCAGTTCGCTGGCAGGCTATTACTGGACAAGGTCATGGCGGATTTATGTGCGTACTTGATCCAGAAGGTCAAATTCTTGCTAAATCTCCATACGCTCAAGAATGTGCTTCTTTCTCTAAATCAGTCAATGTTCAAACATTTGCTGGTGGTATGTTTATTGACGGGTTTGCTGGAAATCTACAATTTCAAACCACTGAGGTAGAATCTACCACAAGATTAAGAGTCGGTGGACTTGATAGAATACCAAATTTACCTTGTTCATTTATTGTTCAAGACGTAGTATATCGTGTTAACTATGTTCGTGATTTTATCTATAACAAAGACGGATCTACTGCAACTTTAGTATTAGATGAAACTACTCCTTGGCCTTTTGACCTGTTTGAGTATGATTCAGCTACCTGTTCAAGAGACGTTGGATATATCATCGACGGCTTAGGCTATGACATTGTGCTTGGCACAAACTTTAATGCTAGAAAATCTGGACTGACATATCGAGGTGCGAATGCATCGGTGGTTATTCTACAGCAAAAACAAATCACAATCGATGCTCTTAACTATGCTCACGAATTAGCCAAAGCTAATCTAACAGGATACACAACACAACAAACAGTCGTTGATACTAGTAAAACAGTTATTTCGGATATTGTTGAACGAGGACCGCTATATGCTCCTTTGTTAACGTTTACAAATCCTCCTGGATTGAGCAGTGCATTAATTAATGCCAAAGCATTATTGATCAGTAACATTGAATTC